AGCCGTCAGCACAGCGGCAGTCGTGCCTGTAACTGGACACATTTTACTTCCTCACCACGATGACATGCTCGCGTCCCCCAAGAGGAACGGATGCGGTTGTTTTGAAGCCGGCGTAGCGGAGCCAGCGCAGGGTCTCTGCGTTGTCCGCGTCGACGAAATTGAACAGGGTTGTGAACTTCTCCTGCAGCCGATCCAGCCAGGGCCGGACTTGGCGCAGGAACTGGAGGGCATGGCTCCGCTGGGAGAGCTCATCCGTCACGAGCAGCCAGATGCTGGCCTCGCCGTGCCGCTCTGGGGCGGCGCCGAACATTCCCAGGATCTGGCCCTCGTCACCGATGATCGTCATCGGCTCGACGGAGGCGTAGAAGCCCGCGCGCAGGCAGGTGAGAGGGTCTGCCCCTCCCACCGCCTCGCACTCGCGCTTGTCAATCTCTCGCAGGTTTGGAGCCAGGGCCTCCGCGTCCCCTTCGCGGGACGGGCGGACGTAGCCCATTACAGTCGCGTACCTCGTAGGACGAACCGGCCCTGCCACTCGGCGCTCTGGAACGCCGCCGGCAGGAAAGAGTCGGAGGTGATCCGCACGCGCGTCTGGGTGTTCTCGCCCAACACCGGGAACTTGAAGCGCCCGGTGGAGAGGCTGACACGGCCGATTTGGTTGGTGGTTGCGCCGGTGATCCGCCCGGTGAACGGGTACACCGAGCCATCCGGCCGGTGGGTGTGGTGCACCGTGGCGTTGAAGAAGCCGGTCTCGTTAAACACCAGCGTCCAGTTGAGGAGCTGCAGGCGCCCAGACGCGACCACATTGGATCCCCCGCCAGGGGTGCTCTCGCGGACGACCTGGCGGGAGAACTCGAACTCCATGCCGTAGGTCTCACCGATGAACACGCTGTCAGTACGGTGGTCGCCCCGGACGGAGACCGTATTGCCGGTCGCCGCGACATCCTGCAGGACGATCCCGGGCACCGTCGTGCCCCCGTCCTCGCGCGTGACGACCTGATAGGCCGCCCCCGCGTCAGTCGTGTAGGGGAGCGTCCAGGTGGTCCGGTTGGTCACCGGGTCGAAGGCGACGGCCGAGCAGTCGGCCTCGGAGACCTTGCGGTCCAGGTGCGTCAGGTAGGAAGCGCCCGGGTCGAGATAGCCCGGGTTCACTTCCATCCGCTCCAGCGTGACCTCACTGCCCCGCTGCAGGACCAGGAAGAGGCTCGTCTCGATGAAGTCCACGTTGAGGACGGTGGCGCCGTTGAACGACCACCGGCTCCACGCCGACTGCAGCTTCTCGTTGTTTGCCCAGTAGTACTTGTAGGGGTACAGGACCGTCTTGTCCTGGTCCGCCAGGGCCACCAGAATGTCCTCGTTGGTCGCCGCGCACATCTTGATGAGGTCTCCGCGGACGTACTTAGGGACGTGACTGGTCACATCGGCTGCGTCGTTCGTGTCGTTGTTCACGTCGACGAAGTATTCCCGGACGCCCGAGTAGTTCCCCTTGTCGACCGCGAAGAAGACGTTACGGCCTGCACCTACAGGCTTCGCCCGGAGGCTGCTTTCGAACTGGGTAGCCAGGTCGATCGAGACCGTCTTCGGGGTCAGCAGGTCGCCGCCCTGCAGCACGAACTGCGTGAGGTCAGAGAACAGCAGCAGCTGCTCGTTGAATGGGATGGCGTGGCGGAGGATCGCGACCTGGTTCGTACTCGCTGCGACGTCGATCGGGTCACCGTCGAGGATCGTCGTGACCGTCGAAGGGAAGAAGTCGAAGAACTTCCCGGCCTTAGAGAGGATCACATTGCTGTCCGACAGGAAGCCCAGCCTGTTCTTGAAGAAGAACACGTCGCTGATCTTCCGGCCCACGAAGCTCGGGTTGGGCGCGCTGATCTCGTCGCCTACCTTGCGGTCACCCCAGACGGCCTGGTTGAAGGTGAACGTGCCGTCGGCGTTGCGGACCAGCTGGTGGGGCATCGTGTTATAGTCGAGCCGGAAAGGGATGCCCTGCGCGATCGTCTCGCGCCACGTCCCCTCGCCGCCAAGAGAGCCGTCGTTGGTGGTGAACTCAACGTAGTAGTCGTCGAAATTTGAGGAGCGGTCACCGACCACCTGCACGTTGAAGTTGTTGCGCCCGACAACGGGGAGCTCGTCGAACCGCTGTACCTTCGACTTGATCGTCTGCATGTAGCGGTTGCCCTGGCCGTCCTCGCCCGCGATCGTGAAATTGCTCGCGTCGCGGATGTAGAGGACAGACCCGTAGCGGCCGACGGTCCAGCCGCCCCCGACCAGGCCGCTGCGGAGTTGGTCCGCAATGGTGCGGGTCGAAAGCGTGCCGCTGGCGCCGGTCGTGTAGGAAGCGGCAGTGCCGCCGACCGTCAGCCGGTAGTCGGTTTCGTAGGCCGCCTGCTTGACGAACACGAGGGCCTCGGGATCCCGCTGCGTCGACGTCGTGTTGGCCATCTCAACGGTCGTCTCGGTGTTCACGATGAAGGTGTAGTCGGCCACCGTGACGGCCCGGAAAGAGCTGGCCGGGTTGGCCGAGGCCAGGTAGCCCTTGCCGGTCGGGAAGGTAACGGTCTTCTCGTTGCCCTCGAGGTCGAACACCTGGAGGTTCCCGTCCGTGATCACCACCAAGTACTGCTCGGTCTGGTCCCGGTTGATCGTGTGGATGAAGCTCTCAGCGAGCGTCCCGGAGAACACATTCGCGACATGGCGGGTCGGCGGCCGCTTCTTCAGGCCCTCCACCACTGAGGGGTAGCAGTTTTCCATCTGCTCGCACTGCGAGGGGTTCCGCAGCGAGTACGGCTGCTGGCTCACCCCGTTAATCAGATTCGGGATGCTGTCGCTGACTAGAGCCACAGTAGCCTCCTAGTCGTTCCAACGCATCGGCCCGCCGCGATCAATAATGATGCTGGCCGTGTCGTAGTTGTCGAAAATGGAGTGATCGGCGGTGTCGCCCTCGAACTCCTTGAAGGCGGCCCAGGCGTCGAACTCGTCGCGCTCCTTGAAGCTGTGCTGACTGTCGTCGCCCACCAGTTCGTCCTGGAATTTCCGCGCCGCGCGCACGGTGACGTACCAGCGGGCCGACTGGGGCAGCTCCTCGAACGGGAGGCCCAGGACCACGACGGCCTTCAGGTTCTCATCGAACTGGTAGCTGCGCCGGCGTTTGTCGTAGACGCGCTGCCCGCGCTGGACGATGTCGTAGCGACCGCCGAAACGGGACTGGTCGAGGTCCACCCGCAGCACGTTGGCCGGCACGCGGATCTGCTGGTTCATGTCCCGCACCAGCGGGTAGTCGTATTCGGTGTTGAAGTGCCAGCCCTTCGCCTGCAGGGCGAGGCTCTCTTGCATGAGCATCCGCCGCGCCGTCACCACGTCGGCCGTAGCGGCGTCGTTCAGGCTGTTGAGCGGGGCCATGCCGATCGCCCCGAGCATCGCGTTGACGGCCTGCAGCTCGGACGTGGGCGTGATCTGTGTCGACATTCGGCGTGTCTCCTGAGGGCAAAAAATAGGGGAGACCCCGAAGGGCCTCCCCTACCGTCCCCAGGTCGAGTGACCTGAGGGGGAAATCCGTTACGCCGCGACCAGCTCGACGGAGGCCTCCGGGCGGAGGATGCCGTGACCCATCGCGTACTTGGCGACCATGAGGGTGCCCTGACGCGAGATCTGGTACTCCTTCTCGGTGGCCAGACCCAGGAGCTTCACCGTGCCGACCGCGGACTTGTGGAACACGGAAGCCGCGGTGTTGGTGAAGTCGCCGTCGTAGGCGTTGTTGGTGCCCGCCTCGGCGGAGATCAGGCTGGTCGGCAGGTTGTTCGACTTCACGAACGAGATGCCGGCCGCCTTCATGACCTTACCGTCGGCGTACACACCCGACCCGCCCCAGTCGCGGTTCAGGACCTTGGTGGTCTGGACCAGGAGGTAGTACTGGGCCGGCTTGATGACGCAGTAGCGGTCGTCCTCGGGGACGTCCTTCTCGTCCAGCGTCTGGGCGGCGTCGAACACCATGCCCGCCAGGACGTCGCCGTCGGTCTTCGCGGACAGGTTGCTGAGCTGGGAGCCGCCGTTGCCGCCCGTGACCGTCGCAGCCGCACGGGCCGCCAGGATGGCAACCTGCAGGGTCTGCTGGTCGAACTTGCGGGCCAGGCTCGAGCCGAGCTGCTTCGCGTACTCGCCGCGCACGTCGTAGTGGTTCATCGCCTCGTCGATGTTCGCGACGAACACGTCGGACACCAGGAGGCTGTCGATGTTGATGATCCGCTCGGCGTGGTTGATCTGGTTGGTGCCCAGCAGCTGGTTGCCCGGGGTGTGGTAGGCGGCGGTCGCCTTGCCGGTCGCCGGGAACTGCGCGGACTTGCCGCTCTGGATGTTGCGAATGGTGTGGAGACCCTCCATCACATTCGTCTCGTCGAAGGCACCCATGACCTCGCCCGGGAATACCTTCAGGAACAGAGCATCGGTGGAGCCGGCGCCGTTGATCTGGCCCAGGCTCGACGGAGTAGCGTTCGTCATTGGTTTCTAGTCCTGTGAGTGAGTTGCGTAGAAGTTGATCAGGCTCCGCGCGAACTACTCACACTCGACAACGAGGTTGTCCCCGCAGGGGCCAAGTATCTCGCGTGATTGTTCAATGCGTTTCCTTTGGCCACCTCCTAAAGAGGAAGTGTGACCTTGACGCACTCACAGGAAATTCTGGGGGCAGACCCTAATGGACACACAAAGCCTGCCCCCAGCGGGAACGAAATCGGATACACTCAGCGGTTCTTGTTGACGCCCTTACGCTTCTCGTAGGTGCGGAGCCCGCCGAGGCCGAGCATACCCAGCAGGACCGGCAGCATGGTGCTGAGGTCGAGCTGAGGCAGCCCGTGGATGAGGTCCATGACCTGGGGATCGCCGTACACGGCCGCGCCGAAGCGGGCCACCGGCTCGAGGATGTAGGTGTAGGCGAGCGACGAGCCGCACACCCAGCCGACGAAGGGGCGCCACCCGGCGACGAACACGCTCTCGTGCTTCGCCTCCTGGACGTTGACACCGATCTGGGCCAGCTGGCCCTCCTGCTCCATCCGGAGGACCTTTTGCTTGGCCTCCAGACGCTCCTCGTCAGAGGTGAACAGGTTGTCGATCAGGTTGAACAGGCCGTTGGTGACGCTGCCAACGTCCACGTTGACGAGACCGGCCATGGCTTAGCCACCCGCGAACACGTTCGACCGGAGCATCTTCTGCTCCACGTCGCGGATCTTCGCCGGGTCGCCGGAAGCGCGCGCCTCTCGCATCGCCACCGAGGCCTCCTTCGCGGAACGGAACGTGTCAGCCTTCGGGGGCTGTCCGCCCATCGTCAGCTTCGGCTCCTTGCCCTCCGACTGGCTGTACTGAGCGTGTAGCGCCTGGACGGCAGCCTTGGCCTGCCAGGTGTCACCACTCGTCACCATCGTGTTGAAGGACTTGATCTGCTCCTCGGAGAGGTTCTCGCGCGCCCACGAGACCATATCGGAGTAGCCCTGCTCACCGCCGGCCAGCTCTCGGATCTCGTTGAACTCAGTCTCGGTGCGCTGGCGCTCGGCCTGGGCGCTGCCGATGTAGGCGTCGACGACGGAGCGGGGGTAGCCCGCATCCTCCAGCTTCTTGTAGGTCTCGTCGGTCAGGGACTGGTTCTGCTGGAACTCCTCCCAGACACCCTGGGGGGTCAGGCCGACGCCCTCCAACGCGCTGTCTACAGCCTTGCCGTAGCTGACCTCCTGGTCGCCGTCGGGGGCATCGTCATCATCGCCACCCTCGGTCGTCTTGTCGGTCTCCTCCGGCTTGTCGTCGGTCGGGGTCTCCTGCTCCGCCGGCTTCTGGTCGCCGCCATGCAGGCGCTTCTCCAGCTCGGCGTAGGCAGCCGCCATCTGCTCCGGCGACTTGAACTTCTCGGGCAGCCACTCGGGGCGCTGATCGCCACCCGCCTGGGGCTGCTGCTGCTCCGCGGGGGTGGAAGCCGGGGCGTGTGCCCCCGCCTCCTCCACCGGGATGGTCGCGGTCTCGGCCACGGTTAGAAGTCGCGCCGCTTGTTGCCGCTCGGCAGGTCGTAG